TACAACGTTGATTACTATGGTACACAAATAGATAAAAGTGTTGAAGATGTGTGGGTTGAGTTTCCGTGGGAAGTTTGGTGGGAACAGCATAGCAATTCAAGCTCATTTGTATTTGACAAATAGATAAAGGCAAAGTCATGTTACATCAAGTTGACTACAATCATATACCACTTGGTACGCATGGTGGTGCAATAAAACAATTTTTTGATAAAGAAACCTTGGGTTATTTTGCTCAGATATTTGATTCGTTCACTCCTTCAAATACACAATATCAAACCATTTCGGCTGTATTGTGTGAAAAGTTTAACACCAGTGGTGAAACCAAAAGAGAAATACAAGACATTAACTTGCCGCCAAACATTCGCGAACTGGTTACACATAGACTGCAAATGTATTTTGGAAAAGATGCCTATGTAGCAGCCTGTGAGTGTTGGCAAGATTATTCATTTTACGAAAACAATCTGCACGTAGACGATGCCGACAGTGTTAACAATGTTTTAATTGTTGCAATAACAGCAGACCCGTTCACAGGTACACAGTTCTGGAGTGAAGATTCGCGGCAGTTTATGTACAGCATACCAGAATACAACAAAGCATTTTATTTGTTAAACAGCACAGAAGTCATGCATGGTATGAAGTTTTGGGTACCACTACGTTTCCTTAGAAAAAGTGTGTACATTAACTTCAATAAATAGTTGCAACCGGCCTTTTCTGGCATTCAACCCTGTATACAAATTCTGCAAGCCTATGTTATAATAACTTTTAATATAGGACAATCATAATGAACGAACCAAGACAATACAAGTACGTGAGTACAAAAGAATATGTTGATCAGTTTCCATGTGCATATAGGCAATGGCGGGCTGACAGTCACTGTAATCTAATACACGGCTATGCGTTTAGTATGCGTTTCTTTTTTGGAACAGACAACTTAGACGTGAGAAACTGGGTAGCAGACTACGGTGGACTAAAAGAACTAAAAAGTGTACTACAAGATCAATTTGACCATACACTACTGGTTGCTGAAGATGATCCAGAACTAGAAATATACAAGCAATTGCAAGCAAAGAAGTTGGCTAAATTGACCATACTGCCAAGACTTGGTTGTGAAGGACTAGCAGACCAATTGTACAAATATGTAAATGGTGTGTATATCCCAGACATGTGGGGTCAAGCAGAAGCAGATAGACTTTGGTGTTACAGAGTAGAAGTGCGTGAAACACAAAGCAACATGGCTTGGCGTGAAGGACACAGAGAATGGAACGAGGACTTGTTTGCTTGATGCAATCACCTTGTGAAAAAATCTGTGTTATAGAAAATGGCTACTGCTTAGGGTGTAATCGCACACAGGAAGAAATAGCCAACTGGTCCAACTACACCGATGAAGAACGTGAAAGTATAATGGAACAACTATTCGACAGAGAAGTATAATACTGCCATGGAAAACTTAAAATACAACTGGTATGATATTGGTGGTGAAGTAGTAAAAGATAACGAAGTTTATTTGGTTAAGGATAATAAAACTCTAAATAATCTTGTGTTAAGTTCTACAACGTTATATAGAGATCAAAGTACCACTGGGCACAGACATCCAGGGCAAGAGGAAGTGTATGTGTTTGTGCAGGGACGTGGACACATGATTGTTGGTGACGAGGACAGTGAACCATTTCCTGTCACCCAAGGTGATTATGTGCTGATACCAGATGGTGCGTTTCACAAGGTAATTAACTCAGGCGATATGAACTTGATATTCAATTGTATATTTGATGGAAAGAGAAGTCATTAATGAAACTTAAAATAAGCGAACTGTTTTACAGTGTACAGGGTGAAGGACGCTACATGGGTGTACCCAGTGTGTTCCTGCGTACATTTGGTTGCAACTTTCAATGTGCAGGCTTTGGTATGCCCAGGGGCAAAAAGACAACAGAAGTGGACGCTATTATTGAGCTAAACGATAAATTTAAATACAAAACATACGGCGACTTGCCGTTGGTTACAACAGGCTGTGACAGTTATGCTAGTTGGCATCCAAAGTTTAGACACTTGAGTCCTACATACGAAAACGACGAACTGTCGGACATGATCGTGGATACACTGCCGTTCAAAGAGTGGCGCGAAGAGCACTTGGTTATTACAGGTGGCGAACCACTGTTAGGTTGGCAACGTGAGTATCCTGACTTGTTGAATCAGCCTAAGATGCAGAAACTAAAAGAAATAACAATAGAAACAAATGGTACGCAACCATTGCATGAAGACTTTAAGTTTTTTCTATTAGATTGGACCAGTCGCAGAAGTTCCAGTGCGTTAACTTTTAGTGTAAGTGCTAAACTAAGTTGTTCAGGTGAAAAGAAGGAAGATGCTATACGTCCTGATGTTGTAGCAGAGTATAGTCATTTTGGTTACACTTACTTGAAGTTTGTTATTGAGAACGAGCAGGATGCAGAAGAAGCACTAGACGCAGTAAAAGAATACAGACTCGCAGGATTTGATGGGCCTGTGTACTTTATGCCTGTAGGCGGAGACCAAGACACATATAGATTAAATAATAGAGCAGTAGCTGATTTGGCTATGCGAAATGGTTTACGTTACAGTGACCGACTACAGGTCCCGTTGTTCAAAAATGAGTGGGGTACTTAATTGCCGTTGCCCCCACCTTTGCCTTTGTTTCAGCACCTCGGAGAAGACATTGGATTCGGTTTAGTTAAAGATTGGACTTTAACTTTTTGCGTGTGTCCTAGACGCTGTTTTATCAGCAAGAAATGGATATTTTTAAAAAAAGCATACAAGGGCGAAGCCTATATTTACAACTATAGAGGTCCCGAAGGAACAAGCGAAACCTATTGGGTTTCAACGGATGCATTTTTAGTATGGAAGTTAACAGGAAAGAGATGAATAAGATTTGTGTTATTTGCAATAAACAGTTAGATCCTAAATGTACATGGTCGGCATGTAGTTTAGCAAACAAACTACACGTGGCTAAACCAACAAGTACATTAGACAATGCCAGGCGCAGTCCAGAATACGACGGCAAATTTTATCCACAATGGAAACAAGAAATAGATCAATTTACTGGGAGACACTGATGTTTGATATATTCAAGAAGAAAAAGCCAGAAAAGAAGAAAGAAGCACCCAAGGCCAAAAAGACCGATAAGGAAATAGCAACAGAAAACAAAGAACCATGGGTAAATGTATTAACAGTTGAACTTGATCCAGATGATCCAGGTAATGGTGCATTTGAATTAGATTGGAACGATTACTTTGTGGCCAAGTTGATTAAGTCAGGCTATCAACAGAAAAAAGAAGACACTGATGCTGTTATAGTTGATCGTTGGTTCCAATCTGTATGTAAAAATGTAATAGCAGAAAACTATGAACAATGGGAGGCAAACCAATCCCAAGACGGTCGTGCTAGGCAAAATAACCAAACAGACTTAGGTGGCGGCAGAACTGAAATTTCATGATCCTGTATGTAAACGGTGACAGCCACAGTGCCGGCGCTGAAGCAGTAAATGACTTTTGTTTCGCTGAAGATGATTCTTTATATTATAATTTAGGTCGCATGCCGCACCCTGACAATGAACAAGCCAGTTATGGATGTTTGGTAGCAAATGAACTGTATGCAATACTGCATTGCGATGCCGAATCAGCCAGTAGCAATGATCGTATATTGCGTACCACAAGGGAGTACCTAAAAGAAACTACCCCTGATGCTATTATCATTGGTTGGAGCACACACGAAAGACAAGAATGGTTGCACCATGGCACTTACTGGCAAATTAATTCAGGAGGTATTGGAGATGACTGGCCTGAATTGGTTAAAGAAAAATACAAGTTCTATATTACCAGCATAGACTGGATCAAATGCGAACAGCAGGAACATGAAAAGATTTGGCAGTTCCACAAAGAACTACAAGAACAAGAAATACCACACTTGTTTTTCAACAGTTACAGTGACTTTCACAACATACCAATGGAAGATTGGGAAGATTGTTTTATCGAGCCATACAACCCAGACATGACGTATTACAATTATTTAAAAAATCAAGGACTTACAGCACTTCCCAGTTATCACTACAGAGCAGATGGACACCGCAAATGGGCAGAATACTTGATGCCGCACTTGACCAAGTTGTTATAATATGCTACTATTATTAAATGAAATATCTTATTGTAGACACCGCAAACACATTCTTTCGTGCCCGACACAGCGCACATCGTCAAGCAGACACCTGGGATAAACTTGGTTTTGCTGTACACGTTACACTGTCTAGTGTAAACAAGGCGTGGCGTGATCATAAAGCAGACCATGTTGTATTCTGTTTAGAGGGGCGTAGTTGGCGCAAAGACTTTTATGAACCTTACAAGAAAAACCGTACAGTTGCAAGACAAGCACTAACAGAAGCACAAGCAGAAGAAGACGCATTGTTTTGGGAAGCATTTGATTCACTAAAAACATTCTTAGATGAAAAAACAAATTGTACTGTAATGCGTCATGGTAATTTAGAAGCAGATGATTTGATTGCTGGATGGGTACAAGCACACCCAGATGACGAACATGTTATTATCAGCAGTGACACTGATTTTTATCAACTGTTAGCAGACAATGTAAAGCAGTACAACGGTGTGTCAGATGAATTGCACACACTGGAAGGTATATTTGATAAGCGAGGCAAGTTGGTGATGGACAAAAAGACTAAAGAGCCCAAGCAAATACCCGACCCAGAGTGGATCTTGTTTGAAAAGTGT